CTGGAACACAGCTATCTGGTGGTACTATTACTGGCTATGAACAGAACGCACAGCTTACAGGATTGTCATGGGTAAGAGCTGCAGAGGAGATGCTAAGAACGGATCCAGTAGTTAGAAGGTCTTGGCACATGTTAAGACAAACCTTGCTGTCGGCGACTTGGAGATTTGAAGCTGGGCTTGAAGGTGATCCACTGAGCGAGGAGTTAGCACGTTACTCTAATGAGGCATTTGGCTTCGATGGCAATAGCGGGCAAATGTCTATTAGTTGGGAGGAGCAGCTTGGATATTTATTCGAGTATGTAACTATAGGCTATAGATATGCAGAAGAAGTATATAAGATTGGCTGTGACTCACAGGGTAATGTTAAAGTCTTTTTAGATTACTTTGCAGACAGAGAACCCTCAGCGCATAATGAATGGCTGTCTAGAGATGGTCAACACTTAGATGGCATAGTCCAAAACACGATAGGCATTGGGAAGACTCCGAGACCTATACCTGCTAACAAACTTTTATTATTAACACTAAACAGAACAGGGTCCAACTTTGAAGGCATCGGAATGCTTAGGCCTGTGTGGTGGTGGTGGAAAACAAAGCAGAGGGTAGCTAATCTAATGTGTGTCGGTGTGGATCGATGGGCGATCCCAACTCCGAAGGTTACAGTAGATAGAGCGCAAGCCGAACTCCAAGGATTAACAGATGGAGATATCGACGCCATGATTAATGAAGCCGAGGCACAAGCCCAAGCCTTCTTAGCTACAGAGCAACAATATCTGGTAGAGAATGCGGCAGTTAAGTTTGACTCCTATTCGACTACTCCATATCTATATTCCCAAGGTCCTTTAGACATTATCAAAGAATGCGACAATCAAATTAGTCAAGCCTTCTTAGCTCAGTTTGCTAACCTTGGGATAAGTGACACTGGCTCTAGGTCAGTAGGTGAAATACACTTATCAGTCTTTAGAAGAGCAGCTATTAATCTATGTGACGTTGTAGCTAGCCAAGTCAGTGGACCAGACCGCCGTGGTGGTGGGACTATTGGAAGGCTGATAAGGTTTAACTATGGAGCTGTCGATACTGGCAAGCTACCACGCCTTACTCATTCCGGACTTGATACTGATGACCTAGCTCAATCCATGGGAATGCTAGGGCCTCTCGTTCAATTCGGCTTACTGACACCAGACGACGAACTTGAGCGAGCGATTAGAGAAAGACTAGGAGCGGGCGACTTGCCGGAGGATGCTCACAGATCCTCACTTGAAAGAACAGCAAGCGCTGGAGGATCAGGTGGGGCTGCCATCTTAGCTGAGCAACTCATTAAGAGGAGGCGCAAAGATGGCAAGTAAAAAAATTAAACGAAGAAAGCAGAAGGCTTATGTGACTAATACTATTCTGTCTATTCCAGACAAGTATTCACATATTGACTTTACACCACCAAAGAAAGCAAGCGAAGCCTCAGAGCGAGCCTTAAGACGGAGGTCTCAGAAGCCTCCGAGTCAAAGAGGCATGACTGCAATAGGACTCGCTCGAGCTAGAGAATTAATCAATAGAAAGCAGATGTCACCTAAGACAGTCAAACGGATGCTAGCTTACTTCACACGCCATGAGATCGATAAACAAGGATCAACATGGGACGACTATGGCAAGGGCCGCCAAGCGTGGGACGGTTGGGGTGGAGATGCTGGCTTTGCTTTTGCTAGAAAAGTGGTTAAACAAATGAATGCAGCAGACGAGAAAACTAATAAGCTAAGAGCTTATGGAGAAGCAATACAATTAAATGCATCTAATGACTACGAGGTCCCGGAGGGTCTGACAGTTGGACAATCCTTTAAGACCTTATCGTTAGGTCAAGTATCATCTAGAATGAGCGGCGATCAGATTGGTAAGACAATAGATCAAGACTTATTGAATGAACTTGTACGAGTATTTAACGAGCGCAAAATTAATGATCCAGTGATCATCGATTGGCAACATGCCACATCTCCTTTCCAAGGAGGCACACCGGCCCCACCTGATACAGGTATGGCGCTTGGTATGATCATAGATCTTGAAGTGAAGAGCGACGGTCTTTATGCAATCCCCGCTTATAACGAGGAGGGCCTAAAGGTAGTCGAGAAGTCTGGGGGGATCCTTTGGAGTTCTCCGGAGTACATTCACGGCGAGATATTCACAAGAGATGGAGGGGACAAGGTGGGAGATGCTCAACTATTAGCTATCACTCTTACCCCTCGACCAGCTCAATCCCACAACAAAATAGACAGAGTCACTTTATCCGAGGAGGTAAATATGGATGATCAAGTCAAAGAGCTAACGGCTAAACTCGCAGCAAGTGAAGAGCTTGTCGCAGAGCTAAAAGCTAAGCTTGAAGAAAAGAATGAAGAGCAAGATGCTGTCATGGCTGAGTCTGATGACAATGAAAAGCAAGCTGAGTCTGATGACAATGAAAAGCAAGCTGAGTCTGATGACAATGAAAAGCAAGATGATGATGATGATGAAAAAGACAAAGTTAAGATGTCGGAATCATTCTCTAAAGATATATCACTGCTTTCTGAGGTGCAGTCATTGCGCGAATCAGTAAAGAAGCTAGAAGCTGAAAACACTAAGATTAAATGTGATGAGGCTGTCAGTGCTTTATTGCGAGATGGTAAGATCAGCGTAGCAGAAAAAGACGTCGCTTCTAAAGCATGGAACATTAAAGGACTTCAACCTGAGTTTTGGTCAATGTTTAGCGAGCGTCAGGCTAACACAAGCGTCCCCCTTCAAGAAGTGGGTCATGGTGCAAGCGGTCAAGAGATCAGCAAAAAGACACTTGATTTAAAAGTACGTTCTTTAGCTGAAGAGAAATCAATTAATTATAGTGACGCTCTAAACTTATTTAGAGAGCAAAATCCAGACTTTTACCGTCAAGCTTTCGGAGGCTAATCATGTCTAGTACAAAAATTATAAATTCATTTATTGCGGCAAGCACAATCACAGAGTTTGCTTTAGTCTCAGTTGATGTTAATGGGAAGATCGCTGTAACTTCAGCGGGTAATGATGTCACTTGCATCGGTGTAGCTCAAAGAGCCGCTGTAGCGGGTGACTCGGTTGATGTTGTAACGTTTGGCGAGACTCGAGTTATTGCGGGCGGAGCCATCGCACCAGCTACGGAGCCTCGCCTATCAGCTCATACCGGCGGCACAGCAACAGCAGCCTCGGTGGGTCGTTACCCAGTGGCTCGCATCATTCCAAATATTAACCAAGTCTCAGCGGCTACAAACGATCAAATCTTAGTATTGTTTACAGGCCCAACAGTTATCCACGCTTAGGAGTAAACCATGGCAAGTTCATATAGTAATATACATCCAGTAGATCAGATCTTAACTAGCTTAATGAGTGACGTGGTCCCTAGTGACAGTCAACTCATTGCAAATGATATTCTAGAGAATGTCAATATCCCAGAAAGAAGTGGAACTTTTCTTTTAGAGAATAGCCGAAACTTCATGGGCGCAGGCGTTGGTCTAGATTTAGAACGTGCGCCGGGCGCGGGCCGTGCTAACATTGGATCATTTGATAGAAGTAGTTTAACATTTAAAGCGTCGATCTACTCTGCGCAAGACTCCATCGCTATGGAGGATATTATTGATAGTCAATATCCCGGCGGTGAAGAGGCCCGCATTGCTAGAAAAGTAAGACGCGCAATGATGCTCTCTAAAGAAAAGCGAGCGGCTGACTTGTTATTTGATACAGGCTCATTCTCAAACGACACATGTACTAACGTCATGGGTGGAAAAGTTGATGCGGCTGGTACTGATGGCTTAACAGGTCTTGACAAATTAAAAGATCTGATCTTTGGTCAAGCCCACGGCATTAATCCAGACACTCTTATCTTCGGCCGTGGTGTATTCCGCGCCTTAGCACGTAATCCAGAAGTGCGTGGATATGCTGGTACAGCAAGCGCGGGCCTTGCCACTGGTAACATGATCTTAACTGATGAAGCGACTAAGCAAGTATTGCGAGACATTCTAGGCATCCCACATATTCATGTCGGAGAAGCTAGACGAGAGACAGCAGTACCGGGAGCGACTTCAAGCGAATCTCAGATCTGGAATACAGAGTCAATCTTTTGTGGTATACTCAAGGGAGCTGATGCGATTGTACAAAAAAGCGGTAACGTTAAAGGGATGCCTGTGGCTGCTCTTAACTTCTCATTTGGTGGAATGGTTGCGGGTCAATATGATTCTTTAGATGCAACTCGTCGCTATGTTTATGCTGAAGAAGTACAACAATTTAAAGCGATTGATTCTACTCTTGGTTACATCTTGACTGACTGTCTAGTGTAAGCAAAGGTTTGACATGTGCGATACTCCATCAATAATATTATTATCTGAGGATGCTGATCAAAAAGCTATTGATGATTTATCAAGACAGCTTAAGCAGCAATCCGGAGAGATCGCACAGTTGACTAAAGCTAAGATTAAAGAATTAAAAACTTTAGTTAAAGCAGAAAAATCTATGAAGTCGGTTCTTGAAAAATCAAGAGGCCGATTCCTAAAGACGCTGGGAGACGCTGTCAAAATGACAGACCCTCTTAGCTTATTAGCTCTGCCTAGAGATCAAATGATTGATTTCATAATTAGGGGCGGCTTTGATATCTCAATAGATGAGTTTATCGAGCAGACAGACAACATAGCTAAAGCAGTGGAGAACACTGCTAAGGTAATCCAACCAGATTTAGGATTGACTCCTATCCAGCAAAAGATTGACTTGATGCAGGCTGTGACAGTGCAACAAGTCTTTGATGACGTTGTACTCCCGACGGTAGCAAATGGTACTAGGGACTCATTGACAGCTATGACCCTAGATGTCCCTCCTAAAGATGCTTTATCTTCACTAGCTCAAAGAATGAAGCAAGCGACTGGTAAGCAGCTCACTGAGATTAATACTAAGTCTTCCATGTTTGGAAGATCTGTAACAGCTCAAATAGCAGAGGAAGCAGGCTTAAGCCTTTTCTTATATACAGGTCCACTCGATGGCGTAACAAGGAAATTCTGTGATCCATTAGTGGATAAAGTCGTTAGTGATTCTCAAATGAGAAAGCTAAACAATGGGCAAGGATTACCAGTACGGACCGCCGGGGGTGGTTATAATTGTCGCCATTCTTGGAGTCCAGTGAGTAAGGGATTTATTAAAGCTGCTAACTTAACGAGGGCAACAACAAGAGATATTAGCGACGCCAACACCGGAGGTAAACGCAAATGATACGTAAAGCAATCACAGGCCAAGACTATCTATTTGAATGGAACGCACCCAAGCCAATTAGTGGCAATCCTTCAATCACGTTTAAAGCGTCATCTACTGTGACATCAGTAATGAGTCATTCACGATCTGATATTTCAGTCAGTGCAATAGCAAACGATAGACGGACTTTAACAATTGCAAGCAGTGACTCTTTGCAACGTGATCAAGCCTTAGCCTTCCTTAAGACCGATGGAGATACATGGTACTCTGTTAAAGTAATTCGAATAGTAGGGACTACGGCGATCTTAGCTGAGCCTCTACCACGTGAAATAGACCTAACAACATCAGCCTCCATAGAATTCGCAATGTGGTACTATACAGCATTATCTGCTAATGTGACGAGTACATCAGGAACCTTTCAATACATAATAGATTATACTGCTAACTTAGGTCAGAACAATATATCTAAGTTAGATAAAGGTATTATTAAAGTTACGCCACGGCCATTTGATACTGGCTTAGATCATGATTCATTTGTAAGCCGATTCGCTCCACTCGCTGACATGATACCTAGAAGACAATCCGACTTTGCTCCTCAAATCAAAGCCGCACTTGATGAGATCTCTTTAATCTTGCGTGATAAGTTATCATCATCAGAAGTCACAGAAGATGAGATCTTTAATGCTGAGTCATTCCAGTTAAGCCATGCTTACTGTACAGCTGCTAGAATCTATGAAATGAATCTACAGCTAGATGCGACTGATGCTATGCGCTCTAGGTGTGGGGAGCTATTAGACCTTGCATTAAGATCCATTGACTTAGATCTTGATGGCGATGGTATTATAGACACAGGTGAGATTGACCTTGAGAAAGCAGGGGGGAAGTCTACGGACTTTCGGGCTAGTTGGAAATCATATACTAAAACAGGACAAGGCAAAGACTTTAATCCTACTAGATCTATGGGACATTAATGAAACATATAATTAAGAAATTACCTAAAAGATTTAAATGGTCAATTCACAACCTTGTCGCTCATCCATTAATGGAGATAGCGAAGCAACTGGGATTAAATGAATTATCAGAAAAGATTCATGACTCTACTTTGCCAATAAATAACGAAGATTAAAGGCATTAATCATGGCATCTAAAGTTAAGTTAAAACTACCAGCTAGCATATGGACTGAAAAGGATACTAAGGTCTTAGCATCTAATACACTAGCAACGATTAAAAGACGTACTTCTAAGGGACTATCTTCTAATGGTGGTAAGTTTAAAGACTACTCAACTAAGTCCATGTATGTATCCTTTAGAGGTGCTAGACTTAAGCCCAAGGGTGGACGATTGTCTAGGACTGGCAACTCTGTCTTCTATGCTGGAGGCTATGAGCAATACAAGCATGATTCACGTAAGAGAAGCCGCACAGCAACGAAGGGGCAAAGCGCCGAAGTAGATCTAGTCTTATCTGGTCAGCTGATGAATAACCTTGTAGTGCTAGAGGCTTCATTAACACGCTTTAGGATTGGCTTAACTAAGCACGTCCAGCATTATGGATATGCAGTACATGAAAAGCGTCCATACATCGGACTAACAGATGATGAGATTAACATACTAGTTAATGCTGTATCTTATGATATCTCTGAGAAGCTGAGGAAAGGGAAATAATGAGTCGAGGCATAATACAATCATTAATAAAACTAAAGGCAATGATAGAAGCGATTGAGCCTAAGACAGATTCTCATAATGGCTTTGTATGTATCGACGACGGTACCGGCCTGACCTCTCCTTTAAATGCTAGATTTGAAAGTCAGAGACAGTTTGCTTTCGAGCTAACATCTTTAGCGATGGATGATGGAAGCGCGGGCCTAAGTGGTCGGAAGCGTGTTAGCGTAGACGTGGTTATTAGATACGCTATTCCTAAAGAGCATGGATTTAGAATGAGGATCATGACAGAAGATAGTAGTAAAATGATAGACACTATCAAAGGTCCTCAATACGAGTTTAATATAACCGGCATAATATCAGTAATACCTAATCAAGCTAGAACTGAAGAAATAACAGATGACATAGGAGAGACCATCGGTCATCTTTTAATCATCCCCTTTGACCTACTTTACTTGGAGGCATAAAATGAGCGTAACGCATAGAAGTTTATCAGTAGCGATTGAAACCGTTTATGGATCGTTGTCAACTGTCAACAATCTCCCAGACAATAGTGGCTTGGCTTATGCTTCTATTCCTTGCGAGAGAGACCCCATCTTAATCTATGGGGACGTAGTTGCGAGTGAGAGAAATGATGCAAGAGATGGCTCTTACTTTTTACCACCTGAGCCAGATACCGTTTGGAGTGGGGGGAATCGTGTAAGACGCCGTACTGGTCAAGTAAGTCTTAGAGTTGACTTATCAACGATTGGAAGCAGCGCGGCTAATTATAACGCTAATTATTTAGGGATGCTTTTAGGAGCTGGATTCTTAACACAGCTTAATGGCGTTGCAGGTGTTACAGCATCAAGTGTGACTGATATTAATAATTTTGTAGGAGCGGGATACGCTGCCACTGATGTAGGTACTCTAATCTCATCGATTATAAAGGGAGCTGTAGAGTATAGCGCAATCACCGAAGTTGATGGGACAGACATTAGTGTATCTCCTGCGTTCTCAGCGGGATTTACAGGGACTCCGGCGATTAGAGGTACTCAGACTTGGTATCCCGGATCAAGAGATCTAACAGGCACACGAACTCATTCCCTTTCCTTTAGAGTCGACGGCGTCAACTTTAGATCATATGCTTATGGCTGTGTATTAGAGTCATTGAGTATCTCCTTAGATAATGGTCGCCTGATGGCTGACTTTAATTATCAAGCGGCTTTAATTCAAGATGATCATGGAAATGCAGTAGGACCTTTTGAACCCACATATAATACCGGCGCTCCTGCTTTCTTTAGGAATAGCTATGTTGTAATCAGTAGTACATCTCCTAACTCTACCAGTAACGCAACTACAGCTAATACCTTGGGACGCACTTCTTTAGATTGTGAAGACTTCAGTCTTACGGTAACGAATACACTTACTCCACTCGGAACAAGTCAATCAATTCTAGCAATGTCTGGAATGGAAATAACTGATTTAGACGTAGAGTTGACTTTGACTTTATCGACTGTAAACACAAGTATTAATCAAGATTACTTTAACAGAACAGTCCGACAAGTGTTAGTAGGTACAGGCCCCCAAGCCGATGGAGAGGGTTGTGCGATCATGATACCGGCCGCACAGCTTTCTAATGATCCATCTCAATATGATGTAAGCGGTAATGATATCGTTCGTCAAACCCTTACATATAAGCAAACCAGATATGCTGGTGATGTAAACAGTGGGGCAGCTTATGAGACAGGCGCCGGTTGCTCACCTTTCCGAATCGCTTTAGGAGTTTAATAAATGGCTTTGCACTTTCTTACGTCAACAAATCAAACTAAAGAAATCGTCGTCACTTGTGATCCATCTGTCAGCGGCACAGAGGAACAACAAAGAGAATATATAAACACGGGCGACTTATCAAAGTTAGACATTAAGGAAGATGCAACTAGATTTATATTAAAGCCACTTGGGCCAGCTGAAAGAGAAAGAGCAGAGATTAGAGCGGGTGCTTTTAGTAGATCAGAACTGGGTAGACTGCTTTGGATAGAAGCTCCCAACGATTCAAAGAATAAGGCTAGATGGCATCACAAGCTAGATATAGATGAGCGAGAGGCACTAGGCTCTTATGAGTCTTACATCTCAAGAGTATATCTAGAGATGATTAGCGAGTCTCTTGTTAGCATCGATGGCAAAGAAGCAAGTATTGAATCAATACAAAAGATTAGGCCTGACTCTTTTAGACTATCTACTATAACCGAATTAGTCTTGCATATTCAAAGAATGAGTCTCATAGGTGACGAGGGAAAATAGCGCTAGCCTCCTCGATTTGGCTCCCCTTCACTAGGGGAAGAGGCTGGGATTGTAGCCAATGCAAAACGAACCCTAAGCTAAGAAGGCAGAGGGGGAACTGCGGTGAAGTCTTTAAACGACAATTACCTCAATCCCAAAACGATAGTGTAGGCGTATTTGTTCCCGGCTATAGAGTCGCGCCCAATAGTGGAGAATCATATAGCGATCTTAAAATAAGATCCTGTCCTATTGCTAACATGAATAGAGTTGCATCAATCGTCCAAAACTATAGTAGAATTAAAACAGGCTTAATTAAAATTGATGACATTTATCCTAGGCCTACATGTGCTATCATTGAATCATTAGAGATAATAGAATATAATCATTCTCAAATGATGCAGAGACAGCATGACCAAAGCATGATGGAGGCTCAACATGGCTAAAGGTGGAACAATAGAAATAGATGTTGAGTTATCAGGAGGCCAAGACATCAGACAAGGCTTTGATCAGATCGGGTCAGCTGGTAAAGCATTGACTGAGACAATGGGCGCGACCAATGAGAAGCTGGGCGAGGGCCTAGCAGGCGTAGGAGAGTCTGTCTTTGGGCTTGCTGATACGTTCGGAGAGTTAAAGAATGGGATTAAGAACGTTGGTCAGACCGGTGCTAAAGGATTGATTGGATTACTTGGCCCCATCGGGATGGTAGTAACCGCAGGCTTTGCACTTTATGAATCATTTAGGATGATTAGTGGGGCAGCTCAAGAAGCAGAAGAGAACCAAGCGGCAATGGCTGCGGCGGCTGGTGATCTTCAAAGCAAGCTAGAAGCATTAAGTGAGAAAGGGATCCAACCGACTGTCAAAGAGCTAGCTGAGTTCTCTAGAGTAACTATAGAGGGACAGTTTGCAAAAGATAAGCTACAGGTCGGACAAGAGAAGCTGACTAAGACTTTTCAGAAAGCATACGAGATAGAGCTAAAGGTTAATAAACTAAGAGAGCAAGCATCAAAAGGAATTAATGCAAGAGCGATACTTGACGGACAATTGAAAGAAGCAATAGAAGATTTAAATAAAGCTCGAAAAGCTGAAATAACTAAAATAGAAAAACATCTTAAATTACAAATAGAAGTTAATAAAAAAATCAAAGCTGGTGAAGAGATATATAAGAAGCATGAAGAGACAAGTGCCGAGTTCTTAAAGTCTAAAATACTAGAGAATGCAGAGATCCTAAAAGCAATTCAACTAAGAGAAGCTGAGAATAATGAGACCGGCGAGGCTTTAGAGAATAGTAAAATAGAGATAGAGCGTATCAATGAACTCACTAAAGTAAAAGCCAAAGCTAATGAAGAGAATCAAAAACAGCTTCTAGCACAGAGCAAAGCTCTGGAGGCTGAGATTAAAAAGACTAATCAAGTTGACTTAGCAAATGAGACAGCGCAAAGAAAGCGAGATGATAGAGTACTAGAATCTATCAAGAAGCAAGAGGAGGCTAGAGCTAAGAGCCGACAAAGAATAGCAGAATCAAGAAGAAGGCAGGAAGCTGAAGAACAGCAACGAATACAGAAAGAAAGGCAGGACGAGCTTAGGCGTATTTCTGAGAGTGCTAGAATAAAGCAGTTAATGATTGAGTCTGAAGAAGACTCGACACTAAAACAAATCAAGTTAGCTAGACATCGATATGAGACTACTAAAGAGCTAGCTAAGAATAATTCAAATCAGCAACTCATTGCTAGACTTGCATTTGAGAATCAAGTCAAAGCAATCAATAAGCAAGCGATGAATGAGAAGCTAGAAGTCGAAAGAGAACAAGAAGAGAAGCGCAGATCTTTCGCACTTGAGACCAGAGAATTTAATATACAGCAAATACAAGATGAGACTCAAAGAGACTTAGCTATGTTGAGGATGCAGTATGATGAGCGCTATGAGATTGCTAAAAACAACCAAGAACAAACTAACGAACTACAAAGAAGATACACGATAGAAAGACTACAGATCCTGAGTCGTGAGACTAACGCAATGAGATCAAAATTTAAAGACATGTTTGCAGACATGGGCCGAGGGTTTGCCGATGCGGCTGTAGGTGCAATGCTGATGGGGGAGTCATTTAAAGACGGCATCGCTTTAGTCTTACAAGGACTAGCAAGACAAGCCGGAGTGGAAGCACTAATGCAAACAGCAAAGGGTCTCGCCGCTTTAGTCTTATTCCCGGCGGCGGCGTCAAATCACTTCGCAGCGGCAGGGGCATTTGGTAGCGCGGCACTTGCCGCCGGTGTTGCTTCAAGTGCGATGGGTGGAGGTGGTGGTGGTATTGGTGGAGGTGGTGGTGGGAGGTTCTCTCCGAGTGGATCGCCTCAGTCCTCTCAAGCTCCTCCGCGAGAAGAGGCAACCGCTTCTAGTATGGTCTTCAATGTCAACTTCTCAGGCGCTGTAATCTATGATACTAAGAAAGCAGCAGAGCAAGCCATGGCTGATAGAATAACTAGAGTAATGAAATCAAATAGACGTGGATCGCCTAGGAGCTAACAAATGAATCCTTCCCCCTCTCCCAACTTTGCGCTATTAACTAGTGTAGACTTTTCTCAATTTAACGCGAAGCCCTTTAGCAGAGGAGCCACTGCTATTAGTGCAACATGGTCTAGTGATTATGAAGACATGATCAGCTTCCTCAACGGCCGAGGTATGGATAATGGTAAAAATTTACCTGACTCCCTGCTCGCTTCATCTAGCTTTGGAACGAATTGGCACATCGGAATAAATGCAAGTGATAAGATTGAGATAAGCTCCACTCATGCATTCCGGATCAGGTTTGATCCAGCGTCAATCTATGCTGATGATACCGACGCTCTAGGCATCGGGACGGATTGGGTTTTATACAGTGGATCAGCTACTATTGGGTCACCTCTTCTCTCCTTTAAAGCGACGGCCCCATCAGATTGGATTAGAGGTGAGGTTATAGCATTCTCATATGAGATTGAAGAAGTGGGGTCCGGTAGTGGTGCCTTTCTGTTTAACTTCTCTGGGGGGGTACAAGACTTAATAGTAGCTTGTCGCGAGCGGGGGAATGGTGATATTGATGACTTGAATATAGCAACTCTGGAAGGAGCTGACATTGCGGCGACGAGTGGAGATACTCGATGGTATATCAATAATAATGGCCATGTTGTAAACTCGAGCATCGGCATAACAGCACTAACATGGAACTCTTCAGCCTTGGACATGAGAAACTTTTTAGGATTCACAGGAGACGAGTCAAGCGTTTATGTTAATGGATATACAGTACTAACGGCAACACACCCATGCAATACTATCCTAGTGCCATCTAGACCATACCAACAAAACCATGTAGGCACCGAGAATGTATCACAGTCTAAAAGACGTATTGGAGGTGGTTATACTAGCAACTATATTGGCACTTATAGAACCACAATATTAGGCTTTGATGTAGATGCTAATTTAGACCTGATAGACTTATATCAACACTTCATCTATAAGTTTTTTAATTATGCCAGTACCGGCGAAAGAATTAACTTCTATCAAGTCTGGGGAGACTCAAGAAGAATGTTAATCACTGGAGATGTCTTATCTAGTCAGCCTGCTCATGATCTTATTTATACTTCATCTCGTAACGGATTCGAGGGTCGTATCAGAGCCTGTATGATTTCAAAGCAGTTAGATTTGGCTTTTCCTCGCAACCTTAGAAGACGTGTACCTGTGACTATTAGAATGGAGCATCTCAATGAGTAATTCCTATGATGCATCTAATATACTAGCTGACCCAAGCGGCACAGTCGCGGGCAAAGATATAATATTTACAACACCGGACCGGATGGCTCAATCTATCAATTATAGCTTTGCCGCCGGGGGTTGTCATAATGTTTTAAGTCAAGCCTATGCTGATACTGTATTCGTTCAGGACTCGACTAGTTTTGTAGAGATGAGTCAATGGCGCATTCCTTTAGTGTCTCTTGAGCATACTGAGCTTGAGGTCGTAATCAACTATAAACTAGATGGAGTGTCAACGGCCTGCAATGCAACGCTGACTTTAGATATCGGTGCTAGCTCTTCAAGCGTGACTATCAATTTACCCACATCGACTAATAACATAGTCAATGATTCAATTAATATAACAATGCCAGCTAGTAATGAGTATTATGGAACTTTAACTATAGAGGTTCAAGCCGATAGCACGACCGCAGAAGTACAAGTCTTTAGCTTGATGGCATCTTGGAAGCGTATAAATAGTCCAATTTCAGCAGGTCAAAAGAATCAGTATTTAACGACTGAAAATTTTAGGCCGTTTGGCACTGTTAGAACTAATGCAGATAATGCTTTAACTTCAAGATTTGCTCATAACATGATTGATGATATTGTAATCTTAAGAACTAGATACAAGTCTTATTTGACGTGGTCCGGCGTTTATGCTCCATCTTCAAGCAGTGCCTTAACTGACGCGGCGGCTAGTGCCGTGTATGTTGGCACAGGTCACATCGATAATCTCATAGGGTTCCCCATGCTGCCGAACGGATGGGAGGAGCTAACAGGTAACAAATTAGAGTTACATGTTAGAGCTATAGGAGATGTGACCTTTGATTTCATGGGCAATGAGATTATTATAAACCAAGCTACTAGCTTTACAGTTGGGTGGTCTATCTTTACATTGGAAATTGATAATGCTGATCTATCAAATATAGGTGATTTAAACTTACCTTATTATCAAGCGACAGTAGATAACACCTCACAAAACTATGGGAATCTAGCTGGTTATCTGCCGTCTCCATTCACCACTAGATTCCCGGTGGTGAACAGTGGGAATAGTGGAGCTATTTTATCATTATCATTGATGGGGGTTTGATATGCTGATACAGACAGCTTACAATCTATTACCAAATAAGAAGTCCTGTAATAATGGGGCTGTATTGTTTGGGTCTTCAGTATCATCTATGTCAATGTCGTTATCACAGTTAAGTCATGTTAAGATGTTAGGGCATGCAAACTATAGCATAATGAGATCATGTTATAATGAATTCCTATTTGCCGGAGGTCCTGATCAAATAAACACTAGGATTAGCGCCTCATCAGGCGGGATACACAAAGGCTTTGCTGAGTCTCATAAGTTAATGTATCAATCTACTTTATTATCAAGATGGTTATGTATATTAGTCGGATATGAGAGCGGGGCCAATAGTCGAGACTCTGCAAACCCAGCCTACTCTCCACAGATAGATGTTAAATTAAACTTACTGCATGATTCAGGATCTGGCTATGCTGATGTGGGGACTTTCGATGAGGGCATAAGGTTAGATGCTGTTGATGCCTTGCGTCAGTCTTCTTATGCTAGTAGTGACTTCTCGGGACAGTTTGTCGCAAGTAGTGGGATCACGATACCAAGCGCTGCTCCTACCAATGTCAGCCCAGTCCCTCCGAGACCTCTATACATTCCTGAAGACAAAGTACTCGGAGGGACTCTATACACCGTGAGAGGTGGGATGATTAATATTGTTGTATCTTGTTTGGATTGTAAACTAAGATCATTAACAGTATTTGATATCTATGAGGCTGACTTATGATTATAAATAATAATGGCCGTCGTGTATTCGCTTTACAAGTCGCAGGACTATCGACTAGATATCATTCAATAGCTCCCCCATCATCTTCTAATCTATCCTCTAATATTGCAACGTCAATAGGTTATTCTGATGTGCGAGGGATTGTCACGGTCGGAGCCTTTACTAGTAGCATCGATCCGAGTGGAGGGATATCCTCACACTCTCCACTGTCTATTGAGTTATCAATCCTAAAAGATGGATCAAGTCATGATCCGGGTGTGATATTCGGCAGAGTAGGCAAGAGGTCAAGCAGTGTTACACAGACTAATCTAGATGAAAACATTAGCTTTGATTCTTTACCTCTGACTATAGACATAGACAAAGACTTGAGCGCTTTGTCTGTACCTCGTTTAATACATGTAGGGAGCGAGACCTTTAGAGTTAATGCCTTTACATCTTCATCAATGACAATAGATGAGCGAGCCTTGGGAGGCTCTCAATATCAGAGCCATGATATAGGCCTGCAAGGTTCATCCATCCCGATTGCGTCAACCGACATAACTACTTTTAGGGGGCGTAGATGTAAGCTTTATATTGCACATCAAGACATGGGGGGGAATGTATCGGATTATGTAGAGATCATAAACGGATTCATTGAGTCTTCTCCCTATATTGAGGGTGGAGAAACTGTATCATTATCAATCCTTCCCTTAGTCAGCTTGCTAGATTCTGAACTCGCAGATCAGAAGCAGGGCAAGACTTTTCTTTTGCAAGGAAAGCATTATTTCGGAAATAGATCTAATATCTTTGAATTCGGAAGCGCATTCCGTAACCCGTACCAATTAACTTTAGAGAATGCCGTTGCTACATCAGCCACAACCACGACGATAGACGTTAGCTTTCCAGTGCTACCACTTGGAAGTATCTTTGACGTTAGCTTACCAGACGGCGTTGGCAATGAGATACCGTGGTATCATCCACGCTATCCTTTTATGGTTGGATCAAACCACGGTCATTTATTATTTCCCATCTCTTTATCAACAAATGGAGCGGGCTGGCCTCAGATTGTTATAGACCATACTGTTGATGGGGCAACATCTCAGACCGCTGTAGTCAATGCAATAAATACTCCGATTGATGATGCAGGGTATCCTGCTTATATGCCGAAGCGTGGGGAAATAAAAAGAGTTACATTAGCGACCAATGCATTAAAAGATTGGCCAGACATAATTAACGAGCAAGTTAATGCATCTATTACAACACATACTGGAATTGATGGGGCATTCTCTGCTGTAAATGTGTACTCAGATAAAGTAAGAGGAATCCCCTTTGCTGACCAAAGAGGTTTTAAGCCATCCCATAGTGGAGTGATACATTTATGGTACTCGTCAGAATGGTATAAGAACTCCAGAAACTACGGGTATCAGTATTGGAATAGCGCAAGGATAGGAGACGGTCGCAAGCTACCAAATAAAAGAAGAGTATTCTATCCTTTGGACTTCTGGAATGACGGTAGCAAACCTAACGACGCTGGCACATCTAGACTAGTAAAAGCTTTAGACTTCCCAAATGAAAGAAGGACTTCTATAGAAGAGCCGATGAATGCAGCCCTTGCTTACTTTCAATCAAACGAAAAAGTAATACTAGTATCTAGCTCTTTAGGACTACCATCCACCGATACCGGAGATAAATTCGGTATCCAAGTAGAAACATATGATTACTTTAATGATCGTATTAAAACCCTTTACTTTGAAGCGAGTCATGAGACAACAATAACCGGCGGGATCTTAATCCATCTCACATCTAATAGAGAGAATAACAGACAGGGTCACTTTGGGGATTGGAGAAATCAGGAAAGAACAAAGATCTCAAGAGGGATCTTAACTCTTTACTCGTCGCCCGGTGAGATCATGCTTAAGATTTTGCAAAGTGGGGGCGGGGGTAACAATGGAACTTATGATACGCTAGGAAGTGGTCTATCAATCCATGAAGACAATATTGATATTGACTCTTTTCTAAGTAGTGGAACGACTAACATAAGCGCATTGAATCGCGGCTTTAGTACTGATGACTTCAATCCAAGAGACTTCTTTGACTCACTGCTAAAGTCGCTTGGTTGTATCTTAATAATGAAGCGTTCTAGCGCGGGAATAAGTAAGCTAACATTACAGCCTTTGGCAACTGAGAGAAGCGACTTTTCAAGCGCTACAATAAGCCAAGGGGACTGGTTAGTAGACACTCCTCCGACGTGGTCAATTTATGAAGATATCGTCACACAAGTAGAGATTAAGTATCAGTGGGATAATGATACAAATGAATTCCTAGAGAACATTATTTTTAATAATCAAGATGCTATCAACAGATATGGCGGCGAGAAGTCAAAAGTATCTATTGAGCTGTACGGTCTTGAGTCGATGGATTTAGGTAGTGGGACTGGGGATGTATATAACTTCTTACTACCGATCGCTTCTAGAATATTTAATACACTTAGTAATCCTATGAGGCTTTGGAAGGGGTCAATAGGAACTGGTCCAAGCATCTATCTAGATGTTGGATCTTATGTGACTTGTAGCTCCCCACACTTAAAAGGTCTTAGCGATTCTTATGGAATCACGGATCAAGTCGGAATGATTAAATCAATCCATCAGGAGTTGATGCTGGAAGGCTGCGAGCTAGAAATCGTTCGCACTGGAATAAGTGTAGTAAATTGGAATAGTACTCTAGAAGTTACAGGCGTTCCGGCGGCTAATCAATTGATAGTTTCATTTACTACATATAGCGATAATGACGCACCATTTTTTAATGTTAATGATGTACTTGATTTCCTTCCTCACGGCGACGAAGACAATAGTACGAACGGTTTAGTTATTCAGAGCATATCTGTAGGCACTAATACAATAACGTTTACAGCGAATCACGGAATCACTCCCGCAGTTAATATTGGAACGCTTGAGCCTACGACTTTTATAAACGCTACGGCATCTCACACTAAAGATGCTTATCTTGCAAATGCTTCTAGTATTCTAGGAGCATCTACTGAAGCTCAGGAGTACGCATGAAAATAACAAAGAATGAATTAATCGACAAGCTCAAGAAACAAGAGGATGATTTAAGGCGCTTAAGAAGATCTTTAGCAATGAGCGAGATTGATCTACCTGCTAGAGAGTTTATTAATGCGTCATCTAATGAGACCACAGTAAGCGAGCATAGTAGAGAAGTATTGCAAAGAGGATTTGTGGAATGGGATAATAATGTGACAGAGCCAGAGTACAAAGGCGACTGGCAACGAATCAATACATACATTAAGGGGACGGATGGAATTGGGTGGACGTGGGTCGATGACTATGTAAAAAATGGGCAGTTTGCATGGTGTGGAGCTTTCGCTGCTTTCTGCTATACAAAGATTAGATCAAAGATAAGACAGAAGATCTTTCCATCTTGTTGGAGACTTTGGGATAACTGGGGAGGGACTCATAGAAAAGTGTCTAACATAAGCCCCGGTGATATCGTTGTGGTATATACTTCATCTGAATGCAGTCCATCATATGGCAATCATATAACGATTGCATCTAGCTATCTATTAGATGACGGAGACTTTGAGACTATAGAAGGTAACGCCAAAGGCCAAGGTCCAAACGGAAGTGTTGAGGGCGTCATCAGAAGAAAAAGAAATATTAAAGATGTTGCGCATATCTATAGACCATCAAGTGAGGATTATGATGAGTAAATTAATTAAGAGCCTCGGCGGTCGCAAGTCAGCAATGTTTTTAATCACCTTAATCACAGTGTGCTTATTATGTTTTTTTAATAAAGCATCTACTGAAGTCCTCGGACTCATTGACACATTATATCTAGTTTACGCTGGCTCTAATGTAGCAGCTAAAAAGAAAGAGAGTAAAACGAATGAGCAATAAATTATCAGTACAAAATCCAATCTCAGCCGGTCAAGTTATCGGAGCTTATAATGCTTCAGGTGTCAGCAATACAGATTGGCACTCTTTGACAAGCGCTGACTTCTATGACCCAACGTTGGGAACTCAGCTTGATGCATCTTTAAAGTTTGCATATCTCGGAGCTGTGTCATCAAATACAACGACTGTTTCTTATGTTAAATTAAGAGCTGCCGCAGGTGCCGGAGATGGTGTGACTAACAGCGATGGAGTGATACCATTACTTTCATCTTACTCGATTGATAGTCAAGCCCTTTCATCTTCTAACATTACTAGCATTGCATACAAGAAAGCTGACTCAGCTGATTCTTTTGTTGTGTATTGTGGATTTAATCGAGGTTAATTATGAGCATTAAATTCGAATCATTCAAAGGAACTGGCGGCGGTGCGGTGACAGGTGGACTTGTTTACAAGGGTTCATATAATGCAACCACATCAAGTCCATCATTAGTCACAGCAACAAAAGGGGACTTCTATATTGTGTCAGTCGCTGGAGCTCTGGCAGGTGTCACGCTTAATGTTGGTGATCACATTGTATTCAATCAAGATGCTGCTAATCCTGTAACATCTGCCATGTTTGATACAATTGATAATACGGATGCAGTGGCAAGCGTCAACAGTCAAACTGGCGTTGTAGTTTTAAACGCTGCTAATGTTGGAGCTTTGGCAATAACATCGAATCTAAGTGATCTTAATAATGCAGTGACAGCAAGAACGAATCTTGGTCTTGGTACAGCCGCAGTCAAAGACCATGGAACGACCAACGGTGATCTTGTTATTCTCGATGCAACTGGACTCCCTGCCGTTGATGGATCCCAATTAACAGGAGTCACAGGAACGGACGCAACAAAGCTCGCTATTGCTAATAATCTTAGTGATCTTAACAATGCAACAACAGCAAGAACAAACCTTGGTCTTGGTACTGCAGCAGTTAAGAATCACGGAACGTCGAACGGAGATCTTGTTCTTCTTGATGCGACTGGACTTCCTGCTGTTGACGGTTCACAGCTTACAGGGATCACAGCAACAGACTCCAGTAAACTCGCTATTGCTAACAATCTTAGTGATCTTAACAATGCAACAACAGCAAGAACAAACCTTGGTCTTGGTACTGCAGCAGTTAAGAATCACGGAACGACCAACGGTGATCTTGTTATTCTCGATGCAACTGGTCTTCCTGCCGTTAATGGATCACAGCTAACCGGTGTCACAGGAACGGACGCAACGAAGCTCGCTATTGCTAACAACTTAAGCGATCTGAATAATGCAGTGACAGCAAGAACAAACCTTGGACTTGGTACTGCAGCAGTTAAGAATCATGGAACGACAAATGGAGATCTT